GTACCTTTTGAAACCGGGCATTTCGGCGGCGTACCTCCCGACGAATACGTTGTAATAATTCCGTTGGCGGATAATTTTAACCTTTCCGCCGACAATCTCCCGCAGGTCGATGTACAAGAAGCGCGGCTTGCGATTTACAGCAAGGAAAACTACTACCCGCTTCGGGACAAAATAACCGCCGCGCTGTTGGATGAGGATTTCACCATCACCGACAGGCGGTATATCGAATTCGAATCCGACACAAGATTCCACCACATTGTTATCGATTCACAAAAAGCCTATGAAATGGAGTGATATTTGTGGCAACCATCGGACTTTCTGATTTATATTACGCGCCAATAACCGAGAGCGCGACAGGCATTGAAACCTACGGTACACCCACAAAAATGGCGAAAGCCATTCAAGCGAATTTATCCATCGACATTTCCGAAGCGATGTTATTTGCCGATGACAGCGCGCAGGAGAGTGTCCGCGAATTTCAATCCGGCACACTTTCGCTTGGCGTGGACGATATAACGCCGGAAGTCGCGGCAGTTTTACTTGGCGCAGGTGTTGATGAAAACGGTGTGCTTATTTCTTCAAGTGAAGATGTCGGACCGCCTGTTGCTGTGGGTTTTCGCGCAAGACGCGCAAACGGCAAATTCAAAATGTTCTGGCTTTATCGCGTTTTGTTCGGCACTCCGTCAACGAGTTTGCAAACCAAAGGCGACAGCGTGACTTTCCAAACTCCTACGGTGGAAGGTGTCATCATGCGGCGCAACAAACCCGACGCGCGTGGTCGGCATCCGTGGAAAGCCGAATGCGTCGAGGGGCATACCAATGTATCCGAAGCGACAATTAACGGCTGGTTCAATGCCGTTTATGACCCCGATTTCCCCGATGCAACAGCAACGGGAACAAGCGGCGTATCTCCTGCGTCGGGAGCGTTGGTTTTAGATACACCCATTCCTGCGGCTAATAAAACCAACAAAACCGCCGATAAATCCGAAACAAAATCTGAATAACGGGAGGCTTTTATGAACGACGACAGAAGTGCGACAATCACCATCGGCGGGCAGGAATACCCGCTTATTCTTACAACGCTTGCAACAAAGGAAATCGGAAAACGCTACGGCGGCCTTGAAAATTTAGGCGAACGCCTCATGAAAGCTGAAAATTTCGCTCTTGCGCTTGAAGAAATTAACTACCTCATAGTTTTGCTTGCCAATCAAACAATACTTCGCCACAACTTCGTGAATCCCAACGACAAAAAAGAACTGCTGACCGCTGAGTATGTTGAACTTTTCACCGAGCCACACGAACTGGCAACATACAAGACCGCAATAACAGAGTGTATGTTCAAAGGAACACAGCGTCACATCGAGTCCGAGGAAAAACCGGGAAAAAACAAGCAGGGCGGGTAAGCGATGAAGCTATGTTTACTCGCTTGATTTATTACGGAACGGCACATTTACGCCGCTCGGAATACGAGGTTTGGCTTATGCCTATCGGTTTGCTTCTTGATTTATGGGAAACGCACAAGCAGTACAACGGCATTTCCAAGCCAAAAACAGAAACGAACATTGATGATATTTTTTTGCCGGGAATATAGGGCTTCCGCAATTGCGGAGGCTCTTTTGTTTCCCGCGTAACCTTGAAAATTCTGAACTTTCCATATAAATGTATCAATTTTATGCAGATTTTTCACAGAAGGGTGGTGGCATATGGATTTCGGCATGAGAATCGGGCTTGAAGGTGAAAAGGAATTTAAACAAAGTTTGCGCGATATTAACGCAAATTTTAAAGTTTTAGCATCCGAGATGAAGCTCGTGGAGTCCCAATTTGACCGCAATGATAAATCTCTCGAAGCCGCAACTGCCCGCAAACAAACATTAAGCAAAGAAGTCGAAGCACAACGAGATAAAATCGCCACACTCGAATCCGCATTAAACAATGCAACGGAGAGTTTTGGTGCTAACGATAAACGAACCCAAGCATGGGCGATTCAGTTAAACAATGCCCAAGCCGCGCTAAATAATATGGAGCGCGATTTGGACTCCGCCACAAAAGCTGTCGATGCCGCAGCAGGTGGTTTTGAAGATGCCGAAAGTGATGTCGCAGATTTCGCAAATGAAGTCAAAAACGCCGCCAATGTTGCCGATGATGCAGACAGCAGTTTTGCCGCGTTTGGTGCTACTCTCAAAACTGTGGGCGTTGCCGTTGGCGCGGCGATGATTGCAATCGGAACGGCTGCAGGTGCGGCGGGCAAGGCACTCTTTGATACGGCTATCGACACGGCGAGTTTGGGAGTGGAAACAAATCTCACGGCACAGAAGATGGGAATGAGTCGGCAAGGCGTACAAGAATGGGATTACATTTTAAACCAAAGCGGAGCTTCTCTTTACAATCTTTCCTACGGAATGCGCAATCTGCAAACCGCAATGGGCGGCGTAAAAGAGGATGGCGGTAAGGTCGGTCAGGCAATAGAGCGACTTGGGCTTTCGTTTGATGTAATTCGCGATGCTTCCCCCGAAGATGCAATGAACGCTATTGTTGCACAGTTTCAAGAAATGCCCGAAGGTGTGGAAAAAACTAACCTTGCGTTAGAAATTTTCGGTCGCAGGGCGGGCTTGGAACTTATGCCGCTTCTCAACGGCACGAATGAGGAACTCGAAGAAATGCGTCAACGCGCACATGAACTCGGAGCGGTTATTTCCAATGATGTTATTGATGCATCCATTCGATTTGGTGATGCGCAAACCGACCTGCAAGCCGCGATTACAGGCGTGAAAACCAGTATCGGCGCGGAACTTTTGCCGGGATTGGCGCAAGTCACCGGGGCTTTTGCCGACTTGCTTTCCGGGCAAGAGGGAGCGGGAGAAGCATTAACCGAAGGAATCGAAATGCTTGTGGAGGGCATAACCGAAGCTGTACCGATGGTCTTGGAAATGGTCGGTACGCTTGTGGAGGTTATTGCAGAAATCGCACCTGATGTTGTTTCCGCGCTCGTTAATGGAATTGTGGAAAATTTGCCAACGTTGATTGACACCGCGCTAACATTAGTGCAAACCCTTGTGTCTGCAATAATTGACGCGCTTCCCATACTGCTCGAAGGGGCGTTGGAATTGGTGCTTGCACTTGCCAATGGCATCGCGGAAGCATTGCCGGAACTGTTGCCCGCGATTGCGGAAATGCTTGTGTTTATCGTGCAAACAATTATTGAAAAGTTACCCATGTTATTGGAAGCGGCACTTGCGATTATTACCGGGCTTGTGGAGGGTCTGCTCGAAGCCCTGCCTATTTTGATTGAAGCTCTGCCGAAAATTCTTATGGCAATCGTGGAATTTTTAATCGAGGGCATCCCAAAAGTTATCGAAACAGGCTTACAGTTGATTGTGGGACTCGTAACCGGGATTTTAGAAGCAATCCCAAAATTGTTACAAGCCTTGCCAACAATTATCGAAACGCTCATAGATTTTTTGGTGAACAACATCCCCGAAATAATACAAACCGGCATTGAAATGATACTTGGGCTTGTTTCCGGCATTATCGAATCACTGCCGCTAATCGTCCAAAGTGCCATCGAATTGGTTATGAGCCTTAAATTGGGCTTGCTAAAGGCACTGCCGGAGTTAATCACTGCCGCTATAGGTTTGGTGATTTCTCTTGTGGAAGGCATAGCAACCATGCTTCCCATGCTGATTGAAACGGGCATTGAACTGATTATTTCACTTGTTGAAGGGCTGTTAATGGCTATCCCGGAGATAATCAAGGCAATCCCACAAATTATAGTGGCCTTGGTACAGGGCATCGCTGCGCTTTTGCCGCAAATAATTCAATCCGGCATAAACATTGTTCGCTCTTTGTGGGACGGAATTTCCCGCATGGGTCAGTGGTTATCGGATAATTTGTGGAATTTAATCGCAGGCGCGATAAATGCAATCGTCCGAGGCGTGAATCGTGTACTTGGGCTGATTGGCATAAATATTCCCGAACTTCAACTTCGAACAAGTGTTGATACTCCAAATCCGCCGAACATGGGCGCGGTAGAAGAAAGTTTACTGCGCACGGAACACGTTATTGCACACGCCGCTGCAGAAGCTGTGTCTATTATTTCAAATGCCGCAGAAGAAGGCGCGGACATCGTTATAAATTCAAACAATAATCTGCTGAATTCTGCCCGCGCCGCCGCTGGGGGACGTGTAGAAGCCGAACAGGATGTAACTCGCGGCAAAAGCGATGAATCCCGCGAACGTGAGCGAATTGCCCGCGAAGAGGCGCGGGAACTGGAGCGCATCGCAAGGGAAAATGCAAATGCGATAAATCGCCTCGGTGACGATTTAACCCGTGCAATTCGCACTCAACACGAAGACCGTCGCCGCGCCGCATTGCAAGCAATTGACGATGAACTTTCGGCTCTACGCTCCGCCAATTGGGAAAAGATGCAGATGTTCGATGAAGAATTCGCCATGCGCATGATGTTTTTGGACGAGGAAGAACGCTCCCGACTTGGTGTGTTGCAGGCGGAAATTGACGCAATAAACGAGCGTACCCGTGCAGAAGAATCGGCTCGGCGCGAACGTGAATTTCAAGAGCGGCTTGCGGAACTCCAAGCCCGACATCGCGCCGCAGAAACCGCAGAAGATGCAGCACGGATTCAGCAAGAAGTAAATCGGCTGATGGAAACTCGCCAACGTGAAATTACCCGCGAACAGCGGAATCAGCGCATTGACGAACTCCGCCAACAAATGGATGTTGAACGTGAGCATATAAACGAAGTGCGCCAAACCCTCGAAGCCGCAAAACTGGAACAATTGCAAGCCGAGCGTGACGCACAAGAAGAACATTTCAATGAATTGATGTCCGCACAAAATTTACAAATGCAAGCCTTACAATCCATGCTCGAAGGCAGTCAAGAGGATTTGATTGCGATGTTGGATTCCTATAATCCCGACTGGCGCGATGCTGGACGTACCTTCGCGGAAATGTTAAGCGCAGGGATTGAAGACGGGCAAAAAGATGTGGAGCGTCAATTGCAGGAAACTATGGCACTTTTGCAAAATT